CCGCCGTGTCCTTCGCGGACCATCGGAACGGTTTCGCGCCGTCACAGAAAAGCAATTGCGATGGCGTCGCCGCGTCAATCTTTCCGCCGAAAGCCGTCGTCGGCCCGCACCCGCTCAGGATGGGCGTCGAGATCAGCGCGGATATCATCCCGAATTTTCGCAGCACGTCGAAACGCATCGGCTTGGGCCTTTTGTTCATTCGCGATGGCGATGGCTTCGCCCGCGCTCAATAGCTTCCGGTCGGCGAGGTAGCTCGCGAGAGCCCCCGCCGCCCGGATGAATGCGAGCGCGAGCGAAAGCCAACTCACGCGGGTTTCTTCGAAACGACGGACCAGATGGCGACGACGATCGTCGCGCCAGCGCCCGCGAGGGAAGTCGCCGTCGAGGCGTCGATGATGCCCTTGCCGACGAAGTAACCGCCAACGGCGGAAATGATCGCGCGAGCTACGCCCGCGACTTGGTCCGAACTCATGCTTTCTTCTCCTTCATTCGACCCGGAATGGGCGAATTCGAAATCAGTCTTCTCGCGCACCCGAGACGCCGCCTTCCCTCGTGCCGCCACTGGCGGCCTTCGCTGGCAAAGGCTCGCCCGGCGGCCACGTATAGGAATAGATCGCCGAGCGCGGAATACGTTCAATGCCCACGCGATCGTTCTGGTTTCCGCCGAGCGCCCACACATGCGAGGCATCGAACGCGGCAACAAAAAAGACGTGACCGCCGCCGAGCCGCTTTTTCGTGGCGATTGCGCCGATTGCCGGGCCGTCGATCCGCTGCCCCCACTTGGCATAATCGAGTGCCCAAAGCGTGCCGGTCGGCGTGATGCCGCTTTCGTGCAGCATCGCGCCGACAAAGGCCGCGCACCATGGCGTAGTATGATCGTTCTTCACTTCGGCGTGGCCGGCTTCAATGAAGAACTTGATCACGGTAGGGTTGGAATGAACGCCGTCGCCTTCATGAACGCCAATCTGCCGGCGTGCGAGGTCGAGCCACCTTGGCGTTGAAGGGCCTGGCGCTGACTTCGGCTGGAGAGATTGCTTCAAAACTGGCTTCGTCATGTCGGCTTCCTCACTTTGGCTGCGCATCTGGAGGCGCGACTTCCGCGCTTCCCTTTGTCGCCGCCTTCAACGTCTCGATTTCCTTGCGCGCCTCTGCGAGCGCCGCGCGGTCGGCGCGCGATCTCGCGATCAAGGCTTCCATCGCCTTGATGAATTGCGCCTCGCCATAGGTCTTGACCGTCCATGCATCGCGCAAATCAGCGATCATTTGATCGTCCGGCGCGGGTAGCGAAGACGGCTGCCCAAACGACGGGAATGCGCAGACGGCACAGATCGCGCCAGCGAGCGCGGCAACGAAAATCTGTTTCATGAAGGGATTCCGTATGGTGGTGTTGACGACAGCCCGGCGACGATGCGGTTTCAGTTGTTCGTGGTCTTCGCGTGGATGTAGTAGGGCGTCCCACCAATCACCATCGTAATGGTGCGGTTCGGCGATGTCGGCGACACGTTGTTGACGGTGTTGTTCAGATAAATTTCGCCTTCCATGATGATCGGCTTTCCGCTCGGCGGAAAAATCTGAAAACTGCCGTCAGACCCGACCTGGATATGGGCAAGCGTACTTGCTGACGATCCGTCATAACCGCGCCAGTAAAGCGGCATGGAAGCTACGTTCGCCGCCGCCGCCGACGCCGCGCCGATGAACATTCCCGTCGTCGCGGCTGCATCTTCGACGACATAGGCGGTGTCCCACGGCAGGCCCGTACCCATCGGAAAAATTCGGATGCCTGATGCGCCGTGCGTCGGCTTCACGGTCGATCCGCCGATGATCTTGAGCCCGATTACCGTGCCGACCGGCGTTACACTGCCGGATTTTTTGACGACATCAACGTCAAGCTCCATGCCTAGCAAGGTGTCGAAATCGTATCCGTTGCCATCGATCGCGGCGTCGAGCCCATTGAGATTCCGCACCACGCCGTTGTAGGCGTATTGCGAAACGTTCAGGAGGTTTGTGTTTTGCGAGAGCGCCGAGAAAACACCGACCGACGAACCACCGGAAACATTGGGGCCGTTCAGCATGTAGGCGCTGATCGCGGTGTGCGGCCACGGCGCGAGCGTGGACGATGTGTCGACCTTAATCTTTGAAACGATGCCCTGCATGGTGTTGAGCGGAATCTGATTTCCAGCCGGAAAAGAATTGATGTTGAGGTCGAAAATATTGTGAGGCGTCGAGCCTGCGGACGAATCGAAAGCTGCCGTGATCCTCGGCAGATTGACCGCGCTGCTGATCGCCGCGCCCCACGACCTGATATCCGACTTTCGCGGGTTGAACACGCCGGACGATGGAACGCCAGCGGTGTTGTAATCGCGATAGATGATCGCGGCATCCGAACCGATCGTTGATTGCGTGAATGTCTGCGCGAATGCAGCGCAGATCGAAAACAGACCGAAGAAAATTGCGGCTGTGAAAACGCGGATTTTCATATTCTCTCCTGTCATGTGATCGTGGCCGATCTCGGCCCCGCCGGGGACGACCCAACGGACGCGCTCGTTATCGACGTGGCGAAATAATCGAACGTTCCGGCGCCATGCGTGTCTGTGTAGGAAATCGTCGCGTTTCTCGCGCTAGTTACCGGCGAGCCAATGGCAGACGCACCTGCGAACGAACCACCAGAAACAGCGCGATAGAACTGAACGGCGTAGAAATTCGACGAGTTCGGCGCCGTCACCGTCAAAGTTGCATGGCCAACCGCGCCGACAGCAGACACCCACGTTGGCGCTTGAGGCGCGACGTTCGGCTGTTCCATGGACGCGGTTACGGGCGTGCAATAGGCGGACGTTCCACCGCCTATCGACGCAATGGCGAAGTCCAGATTCGCATTCGGCATCACGCCGGTTTGAGCGCTGTACACACCCGCGCTTAGGGTTGCGCTCAGGCTTCCGAGGGAAACCCACGCGCCGGGCGTTCCACCGCCTACATCATGGAATCTGTACTGGCCGATAAACGTGTACGCGGTATTTTTTGGGTCCGCGACAGCCGGGTCATCCCATGAAAGGACAGCAACGACCGATCCATTCCCATCGCCATCGGTGACAAGTTCGCCAACGACCGCGAGCCCGGTCGGGACGGCAGCGGAAGCAGCGCTTGGACGGGCGGCGACATTCGGATGCGCTGTTTCATCGGTTGACGGATTATAGTCGTCGATCTCAGGCCCGGTCCCAACAAACTCAATCTCGACGCGCATTGCCCGAGCCGAAATGACCGGCTTCATGTTTTCAACGACCACATTCGACAAGCGTGGAATCGAATTGGACTGGACGATAAACCGCCGCTCGAATGCCGCGTTCATGCCAGACCAGAAAAGCGTGAGCTTTCCTCGCAACGGGTTTTTGTGACGGATCATTTCCCGACGCAAAAGACGCGACGCCTGACCCGGAGATTGAACCCATCCAAGATCAAGTTGCGTTTTTCTTGGCGCGCCGGGCCGGGTTGAAAACTCATCCGTGTTCAGGACTGGGTCGGTATCCACGCTGACGAAGCCGTTGTCTGGCGATGTCCACTTTGCGGATGCGTAATTGATCAGGTCTTCCGACGCGATTCCGTTTTGAAACGTCACAGCCGAAATATCGTCATCCGTGATGATGACCGTTGGCGTGTGATATTTGCCAACGGAAAGTCGGTAAACATCGCCAATCTTGACCAGATATCCATCGCAGCATTGCAGCATCGTCATGAGCGTCGATGCGTTCGAAGTCTCGGTGGTCGAGAACCCATTGATACGGTACGCGGGTTCAGTTCCGCCCGCCTTCAATGCCTTGAGTTCATCGCAGTCGTTGGCCGCCTGCGTCCAATCCTCGATTGCCGGCAAGATCGAACCGGCGAAGTCCTCATGAAAGCCGAAGCTTGAATGGCAAATCCAGTTCGCGATGCAAACGGCAGCGTTTTGGCTCCATTTCCACGTTGAAGAATCGCTGAGCGATTGAGACGAGTCCCGCCAATCATAGACGCGAGCCCAGCGAAGGACAGGGCGCGGCTTCGGGTCGCTGTAGGGATACCTTTGATTGAAAACGTTCGCTTCGACCGGCGCGCAAACCATGGCAATCGATGCGATCGAATCGCCCCGGAATGTTGACCCCCATGCGGTCGAGGCATAACCATTGACCAGCGAATAGTAGGTCTCAGTGGAGAGCCCAACGCGCGAATCAATCGTGACGATCCCGCCCGAATATCGCCCGTCCGTCATCGCGGAAACTGTTCCGACAAGCTGCGCGCCGGACACCGGAACGGTCACAGCATCATCATTGAGATAAAGGCTTTCGAAGGCATCGATCCGATGCCCGGCGATCGCCGCGACATAGACGAGATACCGGCTGCAATTTTCCTTGAACATGACCGCGCCGGCATTCGCCGCGCGACCGTAGCCGTAGGTTCTGAACGGCAATGGCTGTTGCAGGCCGATGATCCCGGATTCAGGCTGCGGCGTTCTCGGCTTTGGCGAAAAGATGGATGAAAGAAGCAGCCCAAAGCCGAGGGTCAGGGCACCGGAAAGAACGGCTGCGATGTTGATGGAAATTCCAGCAATAGCAACCGTTGACGAAACGCCGACCGAGGTCAGGATAGCTGTGACGATGGGCGTAAAAATCGGGTCCGCTTTGGCCGTGCCCGAGGCGAGCAAGGCCACGGCAAAAGATGCCCAAAAAGCCCGGCGACGCATCAGGCAACCCGCCATGAAATCAGGCTCTTTGCTTTGACGTAGGCGAGCCCGTCCGGCTGTTTTCCAATCCAGTAAACGCCATTGAAGATCGCCACAGCCGCGCCCGCGATGTTCTGGACATCGCCCCGCGTTTCGATCACGCCGATGTCGCCAAAGTCCGGCGCATCCGTCCTTCGCATGCCGATCGAAGTCATGCCCCGGTCCACCGCGTTGGGAAGGCCGCCAGATTTCGAAAGAATGCGCAGCGCATCTTTCGCCGACCCGTAGCGAAAATCAGCGAGAGGATCACGCCCGGTCCGGCCCTCGACCCAGCGCCCGGCGAACTGACAACAATCCATCACGCCCCAACGCCAGGTAGCCTTTCCACACGCGGCGAGATAGTCGTCGAGCCTCAGTGTCGATGCGCCGAAATCCGGGAGGCCGGATAGCCATTCCATTGACGGATTGACGCGCATGATCTTCGAAGAATTCGCGGCGGTCCCGTTCATCGATCGCCTCGTCCGACAAGGCGCGCTCGATGCGCCAGACCTGCCAAAGTCTCACGATCTGGCCAATGATCACGCCCGCGAAGATGCATGCGAGGGTCTCTAATACTGCGGCCATTTGATGAGCAATTGCTGGTAATAGCGGGAAACGCGCGAACAAAAATCATCAGTTGGAGAAATGATTTTCTGAACGCGATCCGTATAGGTCGAAATATCCGCGACCGCGCGACCCTGAGAGCCCGACGACGTGATCAGGGAAATCGACGCGAGCGCCCTTTCATCCGGTGACGAAGGAAACGCAATGTTGTCGGACCACGCTTCCGCCTGCCCAACCCACGGGACGAAGATTTTCGAAACGAGTTGCCATTTTTCATCGAGAATAGCGAACCCAAAATGCACTTTCTTTCCGCCGACCGCAGGCGCATCCGCCGCGAGTTGTGCGACAAGATCGGCGTTCACGCCGTCCATGCGGAAATCGACCCGTTCGGAAGCGCCATTCAAAAGAACTTCGAGCGTGTCCGGGATTTCCGTGATCGTTCCAGCGCCCTGATAGATCGTGCCATCAGCATCGACGTTTTCGATCGCCGCCGCCTTGTCCGTGACGCCCCACCAGAGATGCAGGGCCGGAGACGTGTCGAGGCGAAAGAACAGGCCGAGATTGAACGGCCCGCGCATCGCCTGAATCATGTCATCCGGGATGATCGCGGTCACGGATAGGCGCCGAAATATTCGATGAACCCGATCGATGGCGTCGAATACCAATAGTCCCGAATCGACATATTGTTCTTTGTCGCCGGGTCGAGCATCATGAGGCATTTCGGACGCCAGAAATCCGCCTGCGCACCATCCGCGACCGCTTCGCGCAAGGTCGGCCTGATCGCGACCCGATAGACATTGTTCCCGTTCGAATCCACGGAACTGTCGAGAATGTCCGTGATGCCGTAAGCCCTCGGCCCCTTGGTCGGGTGGAGAAGGCCGAACCATTCGCCGCCATAACACACGCCGGTCCCGCCGATCACCCTCACGTACAATTCGCCGGCGCCCGCGACTGCCGCGCCAACAATCTCGCCGGAAACCGGCGGCTGCGCATATTGCGAACCATCAGAAAACGGCGCGGTGTCGCTGTGCGGGGAAAGAACCCACGTCGCCCCACGCGCGGCCGGCGCCGCGAAATCAGTCAACAGCGTGACGTTGATCCACCTGATTGAGCCCGCCAGCGCGAGTTCGAGGCGAGACCACAGGCGAAGGCGCCCTTGATCCGCATTACCGAGTTGGATGTTGTTGTAACCGACCGCGACGAGGCCGCCACCCGAAATGTCCGCGCTACGGTAGACCCCGGACGCCGACATGCCCGGCCCGATCGACGAAGAGACGACGCGCGGCCACGACATTTCACCCGGCGGCAGAACCTCGGGGTCAAACGAAAGCTGCCCATATGCCATCGATCAGCCGTGCCTTGCGTTGTAGACTTGGCCCATCTTCCCGAACTGGCGCTGGACCGCCGCGACTGTTCGCTTGCTCGCGGCTGCGATCATCGCTTCGACTCGCGGCATGTTGTCATCGTTGACGCTGCCCATCACCGTCAGCGTCGGGCCGCCGATGTGAATCGTCGATCCGCCAAGGGCATGATTTGGAATGACCTGCGCGCCGCGCGGCAAGTTGACAATTTCTATGCCGCGCTCGCCGACGATGGCAGGCCCGCCAGATGCGAAGTCCGTCCCGTCCGCGAACTGAGGGAGACCGCCGGGAAGCTGCATCGGCGCGCCCGCCCCGCCGCCGCCGCCAAATAGCCGGCCAAAAAACCCGAACAACCCGCCGCCGCCGCTTCCCCCCGCAGCCCCGCCGCCGAGGCCGCCGAGAATGCCGCCAGCGCCGCCGATGTTCACCATGGCGGCATCGACGTTCATCATCGCCGTGGTCGTCTTGGCGCCGAAGAGGGACTTGCCGAAGGGGCCGAAAATGCCTTCCGTGAGGCTGCGCGCACCAGAACTGATGAGGTTGTCGCCAAAGCGGGCGAGGGTATCCCGCGCCGCCTTTCCGGGGTTCTGACCATGCGCCAACGCGGTCAACGGGCCGGAAATCAAATCCGAAAATGTGCCGCGAATGAGGTCGGATGTTTCGATCGCCTTGCGCTGCGCGCGGTCAGCGCGTTCGCGCATGGAAGCCAGTTCGCCCTCGGCCGTCGCCAGCGCATTGATTTTCTCACGCATCGCGTCGGAAATTTCGAGGCCGCGCGAGCGAAGCATATTTTCGAGTTCGATCGCCTTGGCGTTCTTCGCGATCTCACCAGTCGAAAGCCCAAAGGATGAAATCTGGATATCGAGCGCGCGCTTTTGGCCATCCAGCGCGCGTTCGGCTTCATTGAGCGCCGGAACCCACAAGGACTTCACCCGATTCTCGAAATCCCGGCCCGCGAGTTGATCCGCAGTCCCGCCGCCGGGCGCTTCGCCGGCTTGCGGCGCGCCACCGCCAGAACGCGGCCCGCCAATGCCCTGCCAGCGCGAAATCCCGACATCGCGGGCGCCGTACCATTGGCGCCACCCGTCCCGCGCTGCGACATCAAGGCCGAAGTCAACTTGCTGGCGCCACGTCGAGGGATCACGAACATTGATGCCCTGACGAAGAGCCGAAGCGCCAAGGCCGCCCATCGTGTTGAGTTGCATCAACCCGTAGGATTGCTCGCGGCTCGTCAGGTTGCTCGCGCCTATGTTGAAGCTGCTCTCCTGATTGATGACGCGAAGCGCGATGCTCGGGTCAATCCCGCGCGCAAGAGCCGCCTGCCAGATGTACGCGGCAACGCCCGAATTCGCTCGCGCGTTCGAGGCCACGTCGGACGGCAAACCAGTGAGATTCAAGGCTCCGGAAGCGGCTGGCGCCGCCGTTGTTCCCGGTAGCGTCCTTTCATTCAGGTTTCGGCGGAAAATGTCATTCTCAATGCGAGCGCGCTCAAAGTCCGTCACGCCGATCGTGCGCCCCTGATCATGCAGTTCGCGCGCGGTATCGCGAAGAACCTTTTGGCTCTCTGCAAGCGCCAGCGTGCGGGCCTTTTCGGCTTCCGCCGTCGCCGTCAGCGCCTTGTTCGCATCGCGCGCGGCCTCGACCCGAATGCGCTCTTGCTCAGCGGCGAGCTTTTCAGCAACCGAGCGAGCCATAATAGCCTGAGCGCCAATTCGCGCGTCATCATTGACCGCCTGAATTTGCGCATTGAGGTACGAAAAGCGCTTTGCGAGTTCATCCGCCTTCGCGCGCCCGGCGTCGAAGATTTCCTTCCCCACTCCTGCCAGCGCATCGAAATAGTTGCCGGCCGCGCTCGCCACGGAATTGCTTTGAATGCTCGTCTCACCGATGTAGCCACCGACCGCGCCACGCCGGAACCCCTCTTGGAAACTGCCCCGGCGCGCCGTCCCCAACGCCCGTCCGAGACGATCGCCAGCAGCGGATAGTTGCTCGGCAGGCGTGCGATCGGCGCCAATCTGGCCAATGTAGGCCCACGTTTTTGACGCCGCCGCCGCCGCAAGGTCCATCGCCTTCGCGAGAGCCCCGGTTGTATCTGTCGTCTTCTTCAACTCACCTTCGAACGCCTTGAATAAGGTCGCGCGGGCCTCTTCAAGCCGCCCCGTCGCTTGAAGGCGCCGAACCTGTAATTCGGTCTCATATCCGAGTTGACCGAAATACTTTTGCAGTTCGCCAAGCCCCTTCGACGGATCGCCGAAAGCGCCCGCCAACGCAGCGCCAGCATCGCCAGCGCTCAAGCCGAACGCCCGCCCAAACTGCTTTTGCGAGCCGAGCAAAGACGCCGCCGTACCGCCATCAATCCCGGCGCGGATGTACCCGCCGAGGCTTTCGAAGGATTGGCCGACCGTCAGGCCGTTGCCGCCGTTAAGCGCGAGACGCTGCGCGCCCGACACGGTGAGCCCGGATGCCCCGCCAATGCCATTAAGGGACCGTTGGAGGCCCTTGATTTTCTCGTCCCACGCATCCCACGCGGCTATCCCGGCAAGCGCCACCCCGGCCACGCCAAGGGCCGCAGCGCGCGCCGGGGTGACAATGCCCGCCAGCGTGTCCCGCAATGCCGAGAACGTGCCGCCCACGCCGCCCTGACCGGACGCGAAAATCTGGCCTATGCGGCTTCCTTCCATCGCCAGCGCGCGCATCGGGCTTTGCCCTGCGACGACGGAATCGGTGAAGGACCGCAGCACATGCATGCCCTCCATCATCTGCATCGTGTTGAGGCCCGTTGCCTTCGCGTGCGCGTCGAGCCCTCTCGCGTTGTCGTTCGCGGCCTTGCTCAGAGCCTCGTAGCGCTGGCGAGCCCTTTCAAGGGCTTGCACCCACGACTCCTTGATTTCCTGCCCTTGCGAGCGCGCAACATCAACAAGCCTCTCCATTCGTTGCAATTTATCCAGCGCCGCCACAACCGGGTCAATTGACCTTGCCAAGAAATCCATCTGCTTCGCCACGCGAAGAACGGATTTTTCCTGCGTGTCCTGTGTCTTGGACAAAGCGTTTCCGGTGTCGGACGCCCTTTTCTGCGCGGCCGACACCTTGTCATAGCTGGCCGCGACCGCATCCATGCCCGTCGTCTCGCCGGAGACGCGGACCCTTTTATATTGGGTGACTTCCATGGCCGCGCCTATGACTGCTTTTGTTTCGCCGCCTCTTCGGCGCAAAACGTCAGATATTCCGCGTCCATTGCGCGAACGGCGTCGCGCAACATTTCGAATTCGTCGATTTCGCGAATGCCGTACCGATCGGCGTAGCGATCAATCGACGCGAACGGGATCGAGCCAGGACCACTCATGCCCCACGCCCTATCCGTGTCGAGTTCCTGCCATGCCGCGAGAAAGGCAGTTTCCTCGATCGTCAACCGAGGTTCGACAAGGTGGTCGGGGACGGGATGGCCGTCCGCCATGAGATTGCGGATCAGGGGTTCTGCGTGTTCGGCCCAGCGGAGCCGGTATCCGAGGGCCTTTCGGAGTTTCCCAGCGTTGTTTCCTTCGACTCGGCTTCCGCATCCCCCACGACCGACGCCGCGAAAAGCACGCCCTCGCGGAAAATCTCATAGGCCGGATCGGTCAGGAGCATCAGCGCCGTATCGCGCGAATAGGGAAGCGGCTCGCCGCCGTTCGTGATGCCATCCCACCCGAGTAGCAACCCGTCCGCCATCGCCTCCCCGGCGACGCGATCCGCGATCTCGACCGGCAAACTGCCATCCCGATTGAACGAAATTCGCGGGAGCGCCTTCCGCCGATCGATAATCGCTTGCCGATAGGCGAAGCTTCGCGTTCCGCGCACTCGCAGCCTCACGCCTGGCAGGCCGGGGATATCCCCGACCCACTCGCCTGCTTCCGACTTCCCGGCGTCGATCCTGATTGTTGCGATATCCATGGAATTTCCTGTTATTCGGTGTACCAATGCCGTCCGATGTGCATGGTATAGCCGAGCGTCGGATGCAAGATCGCCTGAAAGTTCAGGGGCAGCATCACTTGCTGGTTTTTCCCCGGCACGGACGGCGCGCCGGACGAAAACTTGATGCGCGGGAGATCGAAGACATAGGTCGGCTTGTTGCCGGACGCATCCCCGATGCGGAAGTCGTATGACAACGCCGTGTTCGCCATCACATAGGAAAAGTTCGTGGTGTCGCCGAAATACGTGTTGAGCGTGCCCGAGACATTGAACTCGCCGATGCCAACGCCGATGGCGCCCATCGCGCCGACCGCCTGCAATGCCGTCAGGTTGTTGTTGATCGTCACCATGGACGACATCACATAGTTCGGGCCAGTCACGGCAACGCCATTGACCGCGATCCGACCGACATTCGTCGATGCGTTGAGCACGTTGTTCGTCGGCGCCGCCGTATCCGTCGCACCAGACGCGCGGGACGTGCTGGTCGTCCCGGACTTGCCGATGTACGACAGCTTCGCCTTGAAAATCTGCTCTGCCGCCACATCGAACGCCAGCGTGTTCAGGCACATGCCGGTCAGAGACTCGTAGCTCACGGGGGACTGATCGAGGTACTGGCGTTCGATCGTGTTCGAATTCAGAGTCGTGCCGTTTCTCGCATAGTCGCCGATCCAGACCTTGATGGTCTTGCCCGTACCCGTGTCCGTGGTCCATCCCGTGGGAAGGACATCAAAGGTCAACGCGGTCGCGGCGATGGCCGAAATCCGCGCCCAGCCATTGTTTGCCGCCGTCGCGAACTGATCGCCTGCGGCCGAACCACCGATTTTGACCCATTCTCCGACCACGAGATTGAGCGTCGTGAAGTCCAGCGCGGTCGAGCCGAGCCCGCTCGCGGTTGCGGTGATGTCAGCGGACGCGCCCTGAAAACCAACATGGCGCAACGTGGCGCCGACCGGGATAGCAGCCGCTTCCGCAGTGAATGTCGAGGCGGGATAGACCACGGTCGTCGCGGTGCTCGAACTCACGCGCGCAATCTTGTTGTTCGCCGAAGTCGTGAAGCCCGACATCAAGGTTAGCATGCCGGTCTTGAAACTCGCGCCGCCCGACGCAACGGTCAGCGTCGTGGTCGATACGTCGCTGATTTCGGTGTCGAGGGTCACGACGACGATCGATGCTTTTGCGACCCACGCCGTCAACAGCGCTTCCTCGAAATCATCGTCGAGAGCCTGGAAAGAGACTTCTTTGTCGATTCCGCCGCCGGCCTCCGCCCCGATCAAGATCAGATCGGCAAGCTGACGATCCGAGCGGATTTCATTCGAGGTCGTGGTTTTCGGATTCGCGTTCAAATCCGAGCCAGTCATGCGCAACGTTTTGAACGCCGGGTTCGTCGGCGTGACGCCGAACGTCGTTTCCCGAACCTTCGAAATCTTGACCCGGTTCGTCGACTGCAAGGTTGCAACGGACATGATTGGAATCCTTCAGGGATGCGCGCGCCTCACGGCGGGCGATGGTCCACGGGGCCGTGGCGCTTCACAGCGCGGAACCCTCGGCATGCATCGGGAACGGGTCAGCCGATGAGATCGGAATAGCCGTCCACGACGAAGCTCATTTCGAAGTAGGCACCAAAATCGGATTGGCTGGTCTGCGCGGACATCGACGCGCCATGGCAGTTGATCTGGCGTTGGCCGGAAACGAATTGCGCGCCACGAAACGTTGCGCGGAGCGCATCGAGCCACGTTGACCAAGGCGTTGATGCCGGATCGACGCCCTGCCCGATTGGAACGCAAAGAACGACACGAAACACAAATTGTTCTCGCCAGACATTCGCGCCGGGCGAGCCGATTGACGCCTGCGCCTCGCTAGCGAGTGGAAATTCCCACGCCATGAAGGCGGACCCGTCCGCAGGAACCGACCCGATCGAATTCATGGCGTAGATCGGCGGCGGCGCGGGCGCTGCGACCGTCGTCCAGTTCGTTTGCAACCGCGCCACAAGCGCGGCCTGTACGACAGCGGAAGCCATGGCGTTATCTCAACGTGATCACAATGGCCGGCTGGCGTGTATCAAGGTCATGTTGCTTGTGCGGCCTGCGTGATTTCGCGCTGTGCCGCGTCGCCCATTTTTCGAGATCAGTTCCGCCGCCAACCGGGCTTCGATAAGTGAACCTGATTCGCGCAATATTGCCGAAACGACGTTGAGCCAAGGCGGCGACCGCCTGATAAACACCATCCGGCGCTTTTGGGGATTGCCCGCGCTCGATCTTCCGCGCGTAAGGCACAACCGATGTAATGATGATCTCAGAAGCGTTTGTGGCTTCCTTTGGCGATTCAACCTCGACACCATCGGCATAGAGCCGATGGGAAAGACGATAACGCCCGGTCAAAACCGGCGACGCGGCCCGGACCTGCGCGAACGTCCATTCGATGACATCCGATGCCAGATCATATTCAGCGACGATCTCGCCATTCGGCTTGACCGTTTCGAGAGCGGCGCCACGCACGCCATCGACATAAACCTCGCGGGAGACAGCCGACCCGGATGATTTCGCGTTGATCGCATCCGCCTCGGCTATCTTCGCGCGGGCGAATTCCGCCAATGCCTTCGATTGATCTTGCGGTGACAGGCCGCCACCCGGCGCGAAGAAAATGTCCCTGCTGATCACATCAACGCGGACGCGAACGCCCATCAGCGTTTCCCGTGAAACATCATGGCGAGACCCGCCAACAGAAGGAACACGCCGAGGTCAATCACGCGCCCGCAACATCGATTTCGTATGCAACCGTCCGCCCACCCGCACGCCGAGGTCGAACGGCCGTGATGACGAGCGTCTTCCCGTCCCAGACCAGACGATCGACCTTTTCGAGAATCGGAAGGGGAAAAGACGCGCTCACCAGATCGTCAGTCAAAATGATCGCCGTGCGAAACTTTTGCTGCGTCATCCCAACCACATCCGATGGCGTCCCGCCGACGACATTCGCGAACACGGTCGCGTCGATGTTCGGCGAACCGAGACGTCGAACCGTCACAGTTTCGTGATTGAGCGCCAGCGACCGCCGATGCGCCGCGACGATCTGCGCGGGCGTCATGCGACGACCGGAACCCGATAGTTTTCGAGCAAGTCAGCCACATCAGGCGTCAAATTCCCACTTGAGCCCGCCCCCGCTGAAACCCAATATTGAGCGCTGTAAACGCCGGGGATCGTCTCGCCGCGCAAGCTCGGATCGCGCCCCTTCGCAAACCAGCGCTGCGACACCATGCGGATCAATGCGGCGGACACATCGGCGGGAATCGTTGCATAGCCGGCCTGAAACGTCGCGGAAATCGCCACGGCCGGCCACCGCGTCGGATAACCATTCGAGTCCAGGCGGATCAGGCTTCCTCTCGCGGCATCGACGACAAAATCTGTGTCAACAGTCAGCGTCAATCCATCCTCGACGACCGACGAAACCGAAATCACCGGCCATCGCGAAAGCTGAACCTGATCCACGCCTTGAATCGCGATCTGAAATTGAGGATCGCGCTGGGGCCAAAATTGATCCTTGACCGTCTCCACGACAAGAACGCGGTTGCAGAAATTTTCAACCGCCGCCGAACCTTCGGAAATGTACCGGCTCAGGATCTCGTCGGAATTCGTGTCCGTTATCCCAAGCTCCGCCTTCACCACGGAAAGCGTCGTCATGTCATGCGACGACGCCGCCGCCGTGACGGTAGAGATCGACGCGGATCGCGCCGACTGGCCGATGAGAATCGACGAACTCATGGGTCAGTACAGCGCCAAAATGTTCGTCGCGGTCGTGTTCGTCGCCATGACCTTCGTCACACGCAGCCGTAAAACGGTTCCGACCGGAACGGCGGAGAACGTCAGCGTCGTTCCCCCCTTCGTCACCACGGCCACGGCGCCAGCGCCGCCGATATAGAGCGCGCGCGTCGTGTCGAGCACGGTGGAATCGCTCGGCGTGACGGCGACGCCATCTTCATAGGGCGATTCCAGAGAGGCGCCAAAATTCGAGAAGCGGTCAGCCATGGATTATACCCCCTTCGTCCGGTAACCACCGCCACGACGGCCGCCTTTGTCGACAGCAACCACGACCTGATCCTGCGGGGAAGCCAGCGCGGCATGCGGCGCCGCCGGGAAACGGTATTCCTCGCCCGCGCCTTCATCGATGATCTTGCGCGCGAGGGTATCCGGCAAGATCGCGGTCGCGCCCGCCTGCCACGGCCGCATATCGCGCGTGAAGCGAACGCCGATCATTGTTTATCCCCTTCAACCGGGGCCGTCGTCTCGACCGAAATCGCCGGTTCAACCGGGGCGGGTGTTTCCGGCGCGGGCGCACCGATCGGCGCGATATCGACAATTTCGGGCTCAGCAGCCGGCGCAAGCGCAGGCGCGCCACGCGAAATGTTCAAGAGTTCGTCACGCGCGGCCAAAACCAGCGCAGAGGCATCATTTGCCGCCGCGATGATTTGCAGCGGGCCAGCGGCCGGAACGCCATCGTGCGCCGCTTTTTCATCCGCCCCCGCGCTGATCGCGGCCTTGATCTGATCATACATGATCACGCCTCCTGCATGAGTTCGGAAATCGAACCCCAGAAGTTGAAGGTTCCGACATGCCCGAGCCGAATTGTCGGATCGACGAAAATCCGCCCGCCCAATGCGCGGAAGCGATTGCAGAAGACATAATCCTCGCTGACCTCGCCAGCGGCGCCATCTTCATTCTGGCGAAAGAACTCGAAATAATGATCGCGCAAGCCCTGCGGCCAGTCTTTTGCGCCTTCGCGCTTCCACTCGGGATGCGCCTCAGCCATTTTCAAGAATACAACCCGGTTGACCAGCATCAACGCAGCGCCGAAGCCCAAAACCTCGACGGCGCCCATGTCGTCTTGGATTGGCGTCTTGCTTTCGCTGACAAGCGGGCGCCAGCACCACACGGCCGGATCAGTGTTCGGTTTCTCCACCCGCATGCGCCCAACACCGCCGATCAACGGCTTGTCGGACGCCAGAAGCCGGAGCACATCGCCCGCATTCCATTGCATGTCATCATCAATGAAAAGCAGATCGGAATAGCCGGACATCAGGAAATGCGCGCAGAGTTCGTTTCGCGCCTTGCAAATCACCGACGACCCAACGACGAACTGAAACGTGCATTTGACGCCGTACTCTTGAAGCAGCATCAGCGTCGAAGCCAGTGAGGCAGTATATTGCCAGACCGGATTGCGCGCGACAGGCGTGCAAATCATTACGGATCGCCCGCGAATGCGTTCGAGCCGCGCCTCGATTTCAGATTTCATCATTGAGCCAAAAACCATGGCGACGGCGAACAGATCACCGTCGCCATGACCCCCATTACTGCGTCAGACGATCGAAGCCCGCGAAGAACCCGACCGAACGCGCCGCCGCCGTATCGGTCTGCGTCGCCGAGAGGTCCGTAGCGTAGTTCATGCGAACATAGCGACGCGCGGAACCGAGGTTGACAGAAACCTCGAATTCACCAGCCAGCGACGAAGCTGCGGTCGAACCCGTCGCGACGACCGCATAGGTCGCGGTCTGATAGTCCGCCCACGTCGAGGCGTCGGCGCTGTCCTGAACGGCATAGCCGAAAGAGAGGGTTTTGCTCGTGGCCAGAACCGCTTCCCACGCGATTGCGGCCGACAAGGAGCCGGGAAGGCCGCCCTTCGAAAAGCCGAAACGATCGATGGTGACGCCAGTCGTCGTGGTGGAGTCGCCGGTTCCGCCAGCGGTCGCGGACGAAGCGGCCGAAAGGCGTTTGAGGACGCCAAGCGAGCCAACGTCTTTTGCAAGAACGATTTCCATGATGAATGTCCTGTGATGCTTGAGTGGGGATGCCGGCGCGCAAGGCGCCGGCCATTGTCACGGCGCCGGTTACGAGATCGCAGGCGCCCAGCGGACGCGCTGGATCACCGCGATAGCGGCGTCATGGCGCATCTGATGGTCGTGCTCGGCGATAGCGCGGATCAGCGTTTCGTCGTTCGCGAAGGCGTTTTGCTGAACGCCGTTTGAGTCGATGTAGGCGCCCTCGCGCGAAACGGCGAGTTCAAGCTGCATCGAGTCGAGGATGATGTCCTCGGTCATTTCGACCAGGAACACGAACGAACAGTCGGTGTTGGAACCGGACTGATAATTCGTGCCGATCTGCGTCGTCTTGCGGAAGGGATAGCCGAGGAGAGTCCCCCGGATCAGTTCATCCCGGTAGACGTAGACGCCGAGCGAGTTCTGGACGTTGAACAGGTAGTTGTACGAGCGCGGGTGCATGAACCAAACGCGCTTGTTGTCCGGCACGTTGGCTGTGTCGAGGCGATTCACGGCGCCGCCGAGTTCCGCCGCCACTGTCGCGAGCGTGTAGGATTCCGTCGAGGTGATGAAATTGCCGCCCGTGCTGTTCGCGGGATCAGCCGCATTGACCGCGAAGGTCGAGGCCGCCGAAGTCGACCACACACCGATCGTTCCGCCATTGGCGCCCACCCAACCGTTCGCAAACGAAAGGTAGCCGCGCGGGGAATCCTGCGTTCCGTCGCTGGTGAGGAAAGCGAGGTCTTCCTTGAGCGCCATGATGCGGATCATGTCGTCGCGCACGAAGGCATCGATCGCGGGATCAGCATAGCGCATCATGTCGTTGGACACGGGGACCAACGCCGTGAGCTTCTTGAAGCTGGCGACGACGGCGCCCACGCTTTGCTGCGACACGGCGATTTTGTTGCCTTCTTTGCCGTAGGAGGCCGTCGCCGCCGAAGCCTGCGACGGAAGCCGCATAGTGCCACGCGGCATCGGCAGCGTGCGCGGGCCGGCGGAGCGGACCACGGCGGCGGCGCGAAGCAGCGGGATCACTTCGTTCATCACATCGGGCGGGACCAGAAGGCCGCCGGCGCCAGCGGACGACGTGACGAGCGACTTCGTAACGGGGTGGTTTTCGCCGTAGGACTCGCGGGCATAGGCCCGCGCTTCATAGACGTTGCCGCCGACCATCGCGAGCGATTTCGTCAGACCGCCCAAAAGAAGCGACCTGTCCTTGACATAGGCGTCATTCTCGACGACCGCCGCCGCCTTCGTCCGAACGCCTTCCTCGATGGCCGGTTGCGCGGTTTCGGCGAGGCCGGCCTGCGCGGTCTTCACGCGCTCGATGGCGGCCTTTTTCGACGCCACCGAATCCTTGATTTCATCGAAACGCTTCTGGTCATCGGCGGTGAACGCCGACTCTTCCTTGTCCGACAGCGCCTTCATTTCGACGAGCAAAGCCTGAAGCTCGCCCTTCAATTTCGCGATCTTTTCCATGATTGAGCCTTTGATGTTTGAGTTCGGTCAGGCAGCCTCAGCCTCGAGCTGGGCAACCATCACTTGCCGCTGGCGCCGTGTCAGCACACCAGCTTTCGTCACGCCCATGTCGGGCTGAGATTTCTTCGCGTCGTCGGGTTCGCCGCCTTCGGCCGCGTCTTCATCTGCGGATTCAGCGTCGTCGAGCATCTTCACGATGCCATCATGAGCGCTCTTGATCGCTCCACAATGCTCGCGGAACGCCTTGGCATTCGAGGCGGAAAACATCCGCCCCGCGCGCACGCGCTCGACAGGAAGCGACTTTCCAGCCATTTGGAATGATTTTTCACTTGCGGCATCCGGCGCGCCCGGAAGTCGAGCAAGAAACTCGTCCAGTTCTTCCTGCGTCCACGTCATGAACACTTCGGCGCCTTGGCGCGCTAGTCCCGCGAGCATTTCTGGAATTTGCGACTCATCGCCTTCCCATTCGCGCTCCGCGTCCGCATCCTGGGCCGCCCACCCGATCTGCATCAGCAAGCCAGCGAAGCAACCGACATCGTAAAGGCCCTTGATCGAAGCCTTTACGGCGCCAGCTTTCTGCTCATAGGCATCGAGAACCGCGAGCGCCTTTGCTTTCACGTCGTCAGGAAGCTCGGCGCCGGATAGTTGTTTCCTGGCCCCGGCGATGCTCGCCCGCGTCACCACGAGCTTGTCGCCATCAACCGCCGCGAAGGGGATGGAATACCCACCCTTTGCCAGCGTATTCGACGCATCGTAAACGAGGAACCCTTTGCGCGCGGTCATCGCGTCTGGATTTTGTCCATCCACGAATCCACAAAGCTTCAAGATCGCTTCCGCGCTCGCATCGCCCGAGTTGGCAATATCGAAGGCGCGCGAGGCGCCGACCTTGAACGAAGGGCTTGCCGATCTTTCGATGGTCACGGCGTCAGGATTCGCAGGGATCGTCACAATCGAAATCTCCAGGAGTTCCCACTTCTTGATCCGAAAGCCACCGCCCTTGATCGGCTCTTCGTCCAGAACCGAAAAGCCAGCGGAAACCGTCGACAAAACGCCGGATTTGCAGAGCGCGCAGGTCTCATCCGCGACCGCGCTGGCGCCAACAGGAGCAAACGTGATCAGTGCCTCGACGCGACCGCTTTTCACCTCGACAACAGCGGTTCCGACCGGCTTGGACGGATCATGCTGCCGCAACACGATCGGATTGCGCTGATAGTTCCCGAAATCGCCGCCTTCGGGGACGACGATATCGCGAACGCGATCGGGCGTCGGCGTCGAGACGACAACCTTGATCTGGCGTTCGCCGAGGCCGCTGTCCGCGACGACGGCGCCGACCAAATCCTTGCGGCGCATGGTCATTCTTCAAACCCTCATGCTGCGAGCAACAGGAAATCATTGTCGATCGTCACCGATCGATCCGCGTAAAGAGCGGCCGGCGAGACAACGAGACGCATACGCGCCGGGGCAGCCCTCATTGACCTTGACGCCAGAAGCGATACGGCGCTTCCATCAATTCGGAAGGCGCCGGCCCCCGCCGTGATCGAAGAGTGTTCAAGCGCAGGCGTCTTGCCTTGCCTGCTTCGGTCAAATTCTTCCTGCTCTCGACGCGCGATCTGCTCGGCCACGCGCCAATTGATGGCGCGCCCCCGACCGCCCGAAACGCCGGGAGCAACGCGGGTCGTCTGAACAGGCGTGCTTGCAACGGGTGCATAGACAAGCGCCGCGCTGGCCCCGCCGATCGAGAGCAGCCCGGCACTGGCGGGGAGAACCCTATTGGGCGTGCCAACAACAAGTCCCGCCGCAGCGCCCGTAACTACAAAGGCGCCCGCACCCGCGACCAACTGCCTTTGATCGCCGAGGACCGCCGACTTCCCGACGATTTGCACAGAGCCCGCAAGCGCCGGAATAGATCGGGTTGTACGAAGCCCTGCCGCCGCCCCGGTGATTGAAAGCGCGCCAAAGGAAGCAAGAAGCGCGCGACCCCGAAGCAGAGATGCGAATGCGCCGCCAATGCCCAGAGCGCCAGGCGACGCGAATAGCAGCGAGGACCGGCGAAGCGCGGATGTTGTGCCTGAGATCGTGAATGCGCCGGGGGAGGCAACAAGCGTAGCCCCCTTCGATAGAATCGATGATGCGCCTGAAATTGTCAGCGCGCCCGGCGATGCAGACAAAAGTAGCGAGCGCCGAAGCCCCGCAGATGCCCCCGCGACCGTCAGCGCGCCAGCAATAGCCGGCAATGTGTAGGCGTTAGCCGCGTTGGAAGGGAGCGAAGATAGGGGAGCTTCTGAAAGCGCTTCAAAACCAAGCATCGTCAAAAGGCCCCGATAATTACGAAGCCGTCACCCCCATTGCCGCCATTCCCGGCTGTCCCGCCGGCTGTTGACGTATTTCCCCCGCCGCCGCCGCCACACCCCCACCCGCCGTTGCCGCCGGCGCCGGCGGCCCCCGTCGAATGACCGCCGCCACCAGAGCCCCCGGTGCAAACCAGCATCGGGAAATTGTTCGCCGCAATTGGATCGATGCGACACCCCGCGCGAAACCCATGGCCTCCGGCCCCGCCGGTCGTCCCAACCCCGCCAGAAACAAGCGGATATATTCCAGAGGCAGAAGAATTTCCCCCCGCGCCGGTCCCGTTTCCGCCACCTGCCCCGCCGAGGCAAAACGTGCTGGTCGCGGCGGGCGATATATTCGCCCCCGCCGCGTTGGCAGTAGTCGCGCCCGCTCCACCAGCCATCCCAGCGATTAAAGCAAAGATGCCAAGATGCATTATGTTCGATGTTGCATTACCGACAACTGCCGCAGCCGTGCCCGCAGTCGATGTGGCAGCGCCACCACCGCCGCCGCCGCCGTTCGCTGATAAAATCATGTTCGGCGTCGTCGTATTCGCCTGCATCGAAATATTAGAACTTGTCCCGGTGGACCCATTCGCGCTTGTTGTTGCACCCGTCCCGCCATTTCCGGGGCGAACCCAAAACGTATCGGGCAGTATAAAGCGGGGGATAATCAGCTTCGATAACCCGCCGCTACCACCACCGCCGCTCCCAACAGTCGCGGCGCCGCCTGCGCCCTTCCCGCCGCCGCCACCGCCGCCAACAGCAAGCATGTACAAAAAATCAGCGCCCGGCGGGACCGTATATGCCACCCACCCATCCGTCAGGGTCGAGCTTTGCTGAGGATAAAAAACGGTCCAATGCGCTTTATTGAGACGCGCGCCCGCCCACGGGAACAACATCAGTACTTGCCCGCCTCGATCAACGGATTGAAGCCGGTCGTCCCGGCGCCCGTCGAAGTTCCGAAGGTCATAAGCAGCTTCGTGCTCACTGGAAGATGCAAATTGACCGGGATTTCATATCGAGGAGCCGCCGCCGTATTGCTTGCGGTCCACGCGGCAATCGTGATTTCATCGATCATCGTCGTGTTCGCTGCCGTGTTGGTCGTGCCCGCCGAAAAAGCGCCCGTCGCCGAGCAATACCAAAGGCGAGCAACCGTCGCGGCGATCGTTGACACGGGCTTGAGAACTACGCGGCGGACAAAGCTTCCCTCTGTCGCGTCAGCGGTAAAAATGAGGGACGTATTTGCCCCGGTCCCATCCGTAGCTGTGTTCGCGCTGGTGCCGATGATTGAACCGCAAAGCTGCAAATCAGATGTGCGCGTATAGATCGGGTCTGTGTTAGCCGCCATATCTACACCCCGTTAAAGCTGAGCCGCGCCAAGCGCGATCGCATACGCTTTCCCGCGCTTGAAGACGCGCCCAACAAAAGACGCCGGGATCGTGCAGAACACATCCTTTGTGCCAGCGCTGAAATTGACCGCGGCGCCCGCGTTGCTGGACGCCAAAATCTTTTGCCGGACCAGAGTCGTCGCCGCCGACAAATACCCGACGCCAGCTTCCCATTCAGAACCGCCGGATGACGAAACCGCGTAATAAAAAGTCGTCCCTGACGTTCCAAAAACAGAATTGAAGGTAACGTATCCGCTCGGCGAAGAACCCGACAACGTGAGGTCCCCTGTCCCGGTTGTCGTGGTGGAGTCTTTGACCCTATCTCCAAAAAGAAGAGCCATCTACGCAGTCACCCCAGCGTGAAGATGGTATCGGTGGAATCGCCGTTCGTATCGACCGTGAACGTCTCGCCAGACGCCAAAGTCACCGCCGAACCGTAATCCCACCAGCACACCAGCGGCTTCGCTGGCGTGGCCTGTGTATCGTTGTAAAGCGCGGCATACCGAAACGGCCCGATTGACCCGCCAGACGCGGTGAACACGACGTTTGTCCCCTTCACAGTCTCGGTCCCGGATGCGTTCGACTTTGAAATTGTCGTCGCGGTTCCGCCCGCCGTGTAGCCATTGCCGGCGGAAATATCCGTGAGGTCCGCCTTTACCGCGTTGGTCGCGACCGGCGCCGTGTTCGTCAACATGACCTTGAACGTCGCCGACGAGAAGTCATGCTTTCCGTTCGTCAGGTCGGTCGTGAACACGTTGAACTTGTTGAAAGCAGCCATGCGTTAGCCCTCGGCGCCCGATTCGATCGGATGCTTTTCAAATTCGAGAATGCGCCCTCGCTCATCGTGCTTTTTGACGATGGTGCGAGATGGCGCTTCGGGCGGCATCTTCAAATCGACGCTGACCGGGATGCTGTCGACCGTCACATTGACGGGCGGCAGAGAAACATTCACGACCGGCTGCGGGAGCGCCTTGACAAGCCCTTCAAGCGCGGACGCCACATCGGCCGCCTTGTCCTTCGCTGGCGACTCTTCATCCTTTGGCGGGCGCCCGGCGCCATCTGGCGCGGTCCCCGTCATGTCAGACCCAAGCTCGGCGAGATTGACCGGAGCCCGAACCTCGTCACCGCCCTTGACAGGAGGAAGCTTTTCACGCCGCCGCCATTCATTCGGCGTGAGCAACCCCGAAAGCACGCCAAGCCGGCCGACGTTCAGCCTCGTCAGAACATCGGCGCGAAGCAACTCGTCCTCATCAAAATCAACCTCGTAGGCATCGCCATCGAGGTCGAAGCAATCCACGAATTTCTGTTCCCATCGCACCAGATCAGGCATGATGGTGTTGTTCACGTAGTCCTGATCCGCCTGAGCCTGATTGGTCTTGGAAAGCCCATCCGTCACGCCGATCTTGTGAGGCGGCATGCGGAACCAGCGCGTCACGTCCTCGATCGAAAGTTTCCGCTGCGCGATGAATTCGAGATCAACCGCGCTAATCGAAAGCGGCTGCGCTTCAAGCCCCTCTTCGAGCACCGCCGTCGCGCCAACGTTTTGAATTCCCCCGAACAAGCGTTCCCAGGTTGATTTCAGGCGCTCGGCCGCCTCTTTCGTCAGGCTCTTCGCCGATTTGAGGAGGAACGAAGGCCGCGCCCCATTCGCCATCCATCGCGCTGCCTGTTGCTCAAGCCCGAGCGTCACGCCGATCGAATCGCGGGCGAGGCCCGTGCGATTGGCTCCGACAGTCGCGTTGAAGCTCATGCCGCGAAGATGAAACACATCTTCGGCCGGCACGCGCTGCGGGACATCCCGCAGCACCGCGAGTTGAAAAAGCCCAACCCGGCTGATCTGGTAGAACAACGAACCGTCAGACGCTTCCAACGGCTGAACGGCATCCGGGTTGCACGGGATCAACTCCGCCGGGTTTCCCCGGCTATCCCTGAGAATCACCGCATAGGCATTGCCGCGCAAGAGTAGCGCGACTTGCATCTGCTCATAGAACTCGAACCACGTTTGCAACCGATTCGGCTTGCGAAACAACCGCTGGACAGGATGCCCTTTCGCGGCATCGCGCGACCCATCGTCGTTCACCCTCCACAACGTTGGCGTGCAACGGGCGCCGTCTTCGGCGCGGATCGAAACGCATGCGTAAACGGCCGAGACGGACATCGCCGTCGTCTGATTGATGACGACACCTGCCGTGGATGCCAGCGACCCAAGCAGCGGCATCGAGCCGGCAGCGGGGACGCCCGCCGACTTGGTCCTGAACCTGTCGAAAAGTCCCATCACGGCATCCCTGAAATCCGGCGGTCAGGTCAGACGCCGAGCAACAGGAGCCCGCGCGCTTCATAGACCGAGGACCGTGATGCTGCGCCCCATCCCGCCGTAGCCACGCCAACGGCCATCGCCAGCGCCACGATGGCGTCGATTCTGTTCGTCGCTTTCCGCTTCGAAAACCAACGGTTCCCGAATGCATCTTCCTCGATCGCCGCCGACATCGCGGCGGAAATCAGCACCGGGTTGCTTTTCAACCGGATACGATTCTCAATGATCAACGTCTCCAGCATGGACAACGAACCCGGCATCCACAGCCCGTTCGGCTTTTCCGCATCGTCCCGTTTCGATGATTCGGCGATTTCATCCGGCACTTTAGCCCGACGCTTGCCGCCTTGCGGATGCTCGACTTCCTTGACCTCGACCCCGGCCGCGTCCAGTTCCTCACTCAATTTACCATAGGCGTAGCGGTCAAACGCCAGCCATTCGAGCCGATATACGGCGTTGACCTCTGCCAGCCTCGCGGCGACAAAATCGAGGCGTATTTGCCTGCCTGGGGGCGCATTGATGAACCCGCGCCGCTCCCACACGTCATAGGGGGCTTTGTCTCGCAAGGCCCGCTCTTTCAACGTGTCGCCCGGCGTCCACGCCTCGATCCACGCATCAAAGGTCGGTTTTGGAACGCGCTTTCCATCCGCGCCTTCCATCTCGACGAAGCCGGTCGGCACGACGAACGCAGCGGCCGTGATATCCTGCGAGCCCGAAAGATCGACACCCGCATAAACCCGCTCGCCCTCATGCTCTGACGGATTGAAATCCGCAAGCACCTGTTCGAGCGTTTCGCGCGCCATCCACGCGCGCTCCGCATCGGTCCAGACGCAGAAATGCAGCCGCAAGATGTTGTTCAGCTTGCCGGGCATGGCCCGCGCCTGCCGAACAGCGCGTTCCAGTTCCTCGGCGGGCTGCGTCACGCCCAGCAGCGGGTTCGCCTTGATCCAGCACGCAGGATCGTCAAGCGGCTTGTCGCCAGGATCGAGCGAGCAAACGAACGAAAACGTGTCATCGTAAGTCGTCGCGGCGTCCGCGTCGCCTAGGTATTCAGCGCTTTCGCCTTCCTTGCCCTCAAGCGCCGGGTTTCCGGCGGCGGCGCGGATCGCGTTGACGTGTTCTTCCCAACAAACCGAATTCCGATCCGACCCGGAATTCGTGATCATGACCAGCAACGGTTGGCGGCGCGACTTGAAGCCGCGTTCCAGCATTTCGATCACCGTGCCATCGCGATGCTCATGCACCTCGTCGCAAAGCGCGCAGGATGGGCGTGGGCCGGACTGCCCATCCTCGCTCGATATCGGGCGAAAGAACGACCCGGTTTTCAGGTCCGCGAGATTCCAGACCGGGTTGGCGCCGGATTTCGTCAGCCGTTGCGCCAGTGCCGGGCTTTGATCGCGCATCGCAACGGCGTCGCGGAACAAGATAGCGGCCTGATCCTTCTTTGACGCCGCCGCATAAATCTCCGCGCGCGCTTCGCCGTCCGCCATCATGCAATACATGCCGATGCCGGCGGCGAGGGGCGATTTTCCCTGCCCCTTCGCCTGCTCTATGTACGCCCGCCGAAACCGCCGCGTGCCATCCGCTTTCACCCAACCGAACAGCGACCCGATGATGAACGCTTGCGACGGATGCGGGTCGAAGGGCTTGCCCTCGAACTTCCCGCCCGCCAGCCGAAGCACCGCCGGGAAAAAGCGCAGCGCGCGCGAAGCCGCCTCTTCGTCGAACCTCAGCCCCCGAGCCACGCCCTTCGCGAGATCATCGATGTGACGCCGCGCCGCGTTGCGGACATGCGGCCCGGCGACAATCGCGCCGGAGACGACATCCTTCGCCCAGCGCGTGACCGGATGATCAGCCGAAGAACTCGGAGGCGGGGTCTTTGCTCCCTTCGCCCGGCGGGTTTGCTTCAATTCGGCTCCTTGCACTCGGCGTCATTCCAAATTCGGCTGCGTACCGAACCATGTCGGCCATCGCCTTGTTCGCGGTGCCCACAAGCGGGTTCTGAATCGCGTTGCCGTTGGTCGTCTTGATCAGCAAGCCGCCCGTAAGCTGATCGTTGGCTGCCATCTTCGCGATGGCGCGTTCCGCCTGCATCCAGCGCCCATACGCTTGGCAATAGGCCGCCAGCGCCGCGCGGTCGATCTTCGACAACAAGCCACAGCGAAATAGCTCTTCGGAAACACGGCCCCACTCGACCTTGGCGTCATCATTCAACTCGGATGGCGGCGAAGGGAGATCGCCAACCGGCTTCGCCTCAAGCCGATTGAGCGGTCTTTTCCCCGGATTGCCAGCCACCAGTTTCAGGTGGGTTGGTTTCGGCTTAGCGCCGCGCATCGTCGATTTTCTCCATCAGGACGCTGTACTCACCATGCGGGGCTCTCAAGCCGCTCGCGATGAACCAGCCCTGCTCCTCGAATTTTTCGATGTCTTCGAAGCGGACGTATCGGAACCAGACATAGCCTTGATCGGCTGGTTTGGCCGGCGCTTCGCCATCGTCTCGACGAAGGTCTCGCCGGTCGCCTCCAACCTCGCTGTCGCGCCCGTGAAATTCTGCCACCGCGTGACCGCCACATCGACGTAGGCCGGGTTCAGTTCGATCGCGTAGACGTGTCGCCCGGTCATTTCACCCGCGATAATCGTCGTGCCGCTGCCGCTGAAAGGCTCATACACAGCTTGCCCCGGCGAGGAATTGTTCTCGATCGGGCGCTTCATGCACTCGACCGGCTTTTGCGTGCTGTGCCCGGTCTCCGATTTTTGCGGCTTGTCGATCTGCCAGAGCGTCGTCTGTTTGCGGTCGCCGGACCAGTGCCCCGTGCTGCCTTGTCGCACCGCATACCAGCAAGGCTCGTGCTGGAAATGGTAATGGCCGCGCCCAATCGCAAACTGCTGCTTCGCCCATATGATCTGCGCGCGAATGTCGAAGCCGGACGCGACCAAAGTGTCAAAAACACTGTTGGCACGCAGGTCTGCGTGC